ACATAGCTCTTGTTGGCTGCGTCAGTGTCTTGTAAAGGAGTTGCAACACCGTTAATGATCACATTACCGTTGCCTGTTACAATGTTACCTGTTGTGCTGAAAGTAATATTGCCTGTTGAAATAACATTTACGTTATTACCTACCAAGCTGTTGGCATTTACACTACCTGCAGTTACAAGATTTCCACCAACAACATTACCAGTTGCACTGACAATTGCTACATTAACATTTCCACCATTGACATTGCCAGTTGTGCTTATTGCACCAGCAGAATTAATATTACCGCCTGTGACATTACCTGTGATATTCAATGGTGATAGTATATTACCGGTTAGGCTCAATCCTGCTGCATTCAAGTTACCACCAGTGATGTTGCCAACCGCTGAAATCAATCCGCCTGTGTTGATGTTACTGCCAGCAATGTTACCTATTGTTGCAATATCTCCCACAGCACTGACCATACCAACTGTGGTTATGTTTCCACCAATAACATTGGCTGTGGCAATCACTTGACCAGAAGACAGTACGTTTCCACCTGCTACGTTGGCTGCACTTATGATATTACCAGTTGCACTAACAAATCCACCTGTAAGAACATTTCCACCAGTTAAGTTGGCTGCACTTGTGATGTTGCCTGTTGCACTAACTTGACCAGCAGTGGTCAAGTTGCCGCCTGTGACATTACCAACAGCACTGATTGTAGTTGATGCAGTTACCGAGCCTGCGTCAACAACACCAGCAGTTACTAAATTACCGCCTGTGACGTTTCCTGATGCGCTCAAACTTGCGGCAGCAAATGTTCCAGCGGTGCTAATATTACCGCCTGTGATGTTACCAGTTGCACTTACATACCCGCCTGTGGCAATGTTACCTCCAGTGATTGTGGCACTAGCAGTGATTAGACCGCTACTGACAACATTGGCAGCACCAACATTGGCTGCACTTGTGATGTTGCCTGTGGCACTGATTGTGCCTGCTGTGTCAACATTGCCGCCAGTAATTGTACCTGTTGCTGTTACAACGCCTGCTGTGCGGATATTTCCACCATCAATGTTACCACCAGCACTCACAGCACCAGCATTAACTGTGTTACCTGTGTTGATATTGCCCACAGCAGTTACTAATCCGTTGCTTACTACGTTGCCGCCAATGACATTGCCACTTGCACTAATAGTCACAGCATTAATGTTACCACTAAAGTTACCAAGAAAGTTTAGAGCCTGTACATTTCCTGCAGAAGTGATATTACCAGCCGTGCTGATTACACCTGTAGAACTGATACTTGTTCGTGTAATTAACGCACCAACTGCGTTGCCAACTTCTTTGGATTTGAATGCAAATCCTGCTGAGAAATTGCCATCACCAACACTGGTGAATTGCGCTTCTGGAGTGAATTGTGCGTTACCAACATAGTCATAGAAATCAATGGCAGCACCTGCACCTGCACCACCACCTGGATTGATCAAGTTAAGAGCAGTTGCGGCAGCTCCTACACTGCTTTCAACCAGGTTCAATGCGGCTTCTTGATACAATCCGTTGACTGTGGTGGCACCTAGTATGCTGTTGCCTGAGCTTAGAACTTTGCCTGTTTCTACGGTACCAGTAACACTTAGATTGCCCAATATACCAACAGAGGTCAAGCTAGATGTAACCACACCTGAGTTCAGGGTGTTACCTGTTAAATCACCAGCAGGTGCTGTGATGTTGGCTGAACCAGCGGCTGTGAGTTGACCTTGTTGGTTAACTGTGAATGTGGAGATAGAACTGGAATTGCCGTAATTACCTGTTGTTACTGCTGTGTTGGCAATACTAAATGTTGTGCCATTTAATGCAAGACCTGTGCCTGCCGAGTACTGTCCTGCTCCGGAGAACTGAACAAATGTAATTGGCGTTGTTCCTACTGTGACTGGGTTATTGGTTGTACATACCCAACCAGTGTCTGCTTGTGCCGTACCTGTTTCAACAAAAGTAAACGCACCTGGGATTTCACCACTTGGTGATCCGTTGTCAAAGTCTGTGGCTCTTGTCAACACAAACGCTACACCAGCGTTACCTGCAGTGGTAACAACATAGATACCATTGTATGGATTATCTGCGCCTGTTTCGTTCTTGATCAACACACGAGCACCAGCTGCTGGAGTAACTCCATCCAGTGTCAACGCACCGTTTGCACTGGCAGTGATTGTGGCACCAACGCCAGAAGTACCGTTGTTGTAGGTGTATGCTGGCAAGGCTGCGTAACTGGCTGCAATTACAGATGCTTTGGGGTCCAGGCCTTGAGCAACTGAGTCAACATAACCTTTGCTGGCTGCATCGCCCAATTGAATTGGATCGTTTAAGCCGTTGATGTATCCAGCGGGGTTTAGTATTACATTTCCTGTAGGAGCAAGGGTAATATTACCAGTTGATGTCAGTGTCAATCCAGTACCAACCAAACTATTGGTAACAACGTTGCCACCTGTGACGTTGCCTGTGGCACTGATTAATCCGCCAGTGTTGATATTGCCACCAAGCACATTGCCCGACGAACTTAATATGGCACCAGAAACTGTGCCAACTGTGACAATATTACCACCTGCGACGTTGCCTGTGGCGCTGATCAATCCACCAGTGCTGATATTTGCACCGATAACATTACCGCCGGAACTGATTTGTCCAGAAGATAAATTGACGTTACCAGCAGAGATTGTACCAGTTACCGATAAATCACTGTTGTAAACTAAACTATTTGCTAGTGTATTGCCAGTTAACGTGTTTAGCGTTACCTGACTATTCTTAATTCTTGTTAAATTCGCCATTTTGCATCCTTGTTATGCGTCCCTACTCCCCCTACAATGGGTTAACTCACCACTTATCTGTTATTTAGCGCACCCTGTAGTTTCTGATATTCTGGGCCGTTATAATCCGTATTTTGTTCGATTACACAATATTACGCCTTGAATAATCATGATCAATCCATTAACTGATTGCGACCCAACCGTAACGCACAGTGACATTACCGCCGCTGGTGTTGTTGAGGCCAAAGTCAAATCTATTGGTAGTTGCACTAGGAGCAACACTGGATCGCACAATGGTGTTTGCAGTTCCTACAAACTGATTGGGTATGCTGGTAAAATCAATAGGTGTTCCACCACCGCTGTAGACCCAAGCATACTGAACACCCACAACAGGCACATTGGTATTGGTAACAGTGGCAGTAGCGTTCCAAGCCAAAATACCATTGGGGATATTGCAATCAACCCACATTTGATAGGTCTCGTTGGCACCCACTGTGAAACTTTGAGTGCTGTTGCCCACAGGCACTGTCCAGAAACTCTCAAATCTTGTAGCAACATTAGATAAGGTATTACCATTGCCAAAGAAATTGGCGGCTGTGATGTTACCCGTAACACTCACAGTGGTTCCTGTGTAGTTAGTAGCCGAAATGTTTCCGCCAGTGATATTTGCCGTGGTTGTGATTGCACTTGTGGTATTGATAGCACTTACAACGTTGCCACTCAGGCTCAAGCCTGCGGCATTTACATTACCGCCATTGACATTGCCAGTTACTGATAATGTTGATCCGTTGTATGTTCCAGTAATATTAACATTGCCACCAGCAATATTTCCACTTGCTAGCACATAATTAACGTGAAGATCTCCAGCGGTTACTAAATTGCCGCCGCTGATGTTGCCAGTTGTGATAATGTTAGCTGTGTCTGTTCCAGAAGCTAGGTAATTTGCTACATCAGCATTGCCATAGCTTGAAGCAACGCCTGTTAAGAAGGCACCGTTACCAATAAAATATGTTCCTGCAACATTGCCACTACCAGTAATATTACCAGTAACACTCAGTCCCACAGCATTAACTCTGGCTTTGACTGTGTTGTTTACAGTCATTACTATGTCAGGAGTGTCAGTTACTTGAACTGAACTGTTGGCTGTAGAGTTGTATAACACACTAGGAGCAGTAACTCCTGCTAAAAATCGAATGTCAACAATGTCTGTAGTCAGCGGGGGTTCAACGAATGTCAAGCTGTTGCCAGTGACTGTGTAACCGCTGTTGGGTATCTGCACCACACCGTTTAAGGAAACTATAATGCTTGCGGCTGTTGCGTCTTGTGTCAAGACATAAATTGTGCTTGATCCGTCAGGCGTGATCTGTTGATCAATTACTGATGTGTTGCCTGAATCACTGCCAACAATACTCCAGATAGCACCATTCCAGATTTCCAACTGATTCAGTGTGCTGTTCAGTCGCAATGTGCCAGTGTCAACCGTGGCGTATGTTGGATAGTCAGGACGTTGTGTAGTATTGCCAACCGGTACTACAAATCCATTAGTACCAATGATCTTGAATATGCCTGTACCATCTGGATCCAGCAAGATATTACCATTAACTGCACTGGTGATATCTAATTGTCCAGTGCTGGTAACCACATTGGTTGAAACATTGTTACCAACAATGTTTCCGCCAACAGTAAAAATGTTAGATGCGCTGTCAAATACTAGAGCACCACTTGCACCAAAACTGTCGTTGTTGTTGTACTGTATCCAGGTGTTTGATCCAGCCGGTTGTTCAAAATCAACAGGAGCACCGTTGGCATAATAATAGTTGTCGGTTAATACGCCATTGGCTGTTATATTACCACTTACACTTGAAACTCCATTTACATAAAGTCCAGTGTTAGCAAACACCACAACATTAGATGTGCCGGCAACACCTACTGTTACGTTACCATTGGCTGTCACACGAACATTTGAGTTGCCATTTTGGATTGATGTTGCGTCAATTCCTGTTAAGAATGCGCCATTACCTAAAAAGTAACTTCCTGTTATATTACCAACAATGTTTGCATTACCAGTTACTGCTAAAGTAGCTACATTAGCAATGCCCACGGTAGAAATATTACCAGCAACAACATTACTAGAAACTGATAAATTAGCTGAGATTACAACTTGTCCAGTCCCATTAGGATCTAGTACAATATCACCATTAGCATTGAGACTAACAATAGTGTTGCCCGTAATTTGCAAATTACCAATGCTAGTTCCGTCTGGCAAATTGGTTACACCTAACAGGCCAACATATCTGTAACCAACAACAAAAATACTCTTGCCAGCGGTGAGTGTGCTTGGAATAGTTTCGCCAATGAAATTTAATAAGCCAGCTTGTGTGTCAAAGAAGAATTCGCCTGCACCTCCAATACCTGGTGAGAATATCTGTGTACCAGTTACGGTGGGATTGGCCGCACCGGCTGTGTCAACATAGATTTTAACCGGCCAAGTTGATCCAAATTCTTGTGGGATCCAATCAGTTAGATTTGTTAACCAAGTGGGATAGATACCACCAATGGTAGGCACTGTTGTATCTGGTACACACTCAATACGACTAGTTGTCAAGTAACCTTGTGTGATTCCTGCAACAACTTGTGCTGATGACGGAATCTGGTCTGACTGCGTCCATACAATGTCGCCACGTAACAGTGGTGGACTTGCAATGCTTTCGTTACTTGAGCTCTTTTGTGCTGCCGTAGCTGTCTTGGCAACTCCGTTGAGTTTTTTAAATAAAAGGTCAATGTACTGTGCTGTCGAAATTGCCATTTAGTTACTCGCCGTCTGTAATGTAAGAGCAGTCACAGACTGTCCGGATGTAAGAGCAATTCTTACATAAATCTCGTTGGTTGCTGTGCTTGAACTACTAACAGTTCCAAAAGTACATGTTTTGCTAGAATTGGTCACTGCTGAATTCAATGTTACCACGCCTCCTACTGCGCAACCGTCGCTGCCATTGCCTGGTGCAGTAACCCCTGGGTATCCTGCGCCGCCGTAAGCCACGCTCATGTCTATCCATCCGTTTGCACCAGAACTGGAATCAATAACTGATCCGGGCAGTGCCACCCACATACCAGCAATGGTGCCTGTGTATTTGATGTCAAATTTGCTGACTGCGGTACGCACAAACTTAAATGTAAAGTATTGTGTACCAGTTCTGCCTGCGCTTAAATTTGGCCCTGCTGGCAAATATCCAGTTGAGTAGTTTGTTTGGTCGTGTTTGAGAACACCAGCAGATCCTGATCCAACCACTGTGGAATCGTATGTTTCAAGAGTACTGGACTGGCTATTAAACGCAGCCGCGTTACTGGTGTATGCTGGAGTGTTCCCGGATCCAGGATTTACAATTCTTAATGCATTGCCTGATCCTGTGCCAATTGTGGAACCAATCACTACATTGGCTTCGTCAATGGCAGTGGCAGTTCCTGACTTCCATAATACGGTGTTGCCCAAGGCCGAGGTCAATGTCAATGTGCCCGTAGAATAGCTGTTGTTTACACTCATTGACGGACCAGTTGAGCTGCCACCAAATCCCGTAGTGACACTGACTGTGGTGTTGGCACTGGCACTTGCAAATGAGTTTAACACGTTACTGCCAATATTAGATGCACTGTAGTTAATGCTGGACGGTGCCGCAAATGCTCCGCCTGCAGATCCAGACGCCAGTGTGTTGGATGTGGGGTAAGTGTTACCACTAACATTGGCCACATTAAATCCAATGGTAAAATTGTTGTTGTTGGTGTAATGCGGAATGGTACTGCTGTACAATAAGTTAGCTGATCCAGGTGGTGCCATTGTGGTGGAACTAAAACTTGGGGCCGAAGGGCTTGAGTTGTCATAGTACCAAACTGTGGTATTGGTATTTCCGGTAACCGAGTCGGCAATATACAACTCATTCCAACCAGCCAGTGCAGATGTTCCGCTTACGGCTGCTGAGAACACATACCAGAAGCCGGCTGCAATGCTGGCATTGGCCACGTGGTAATCATAGTTGTTGGTAATAACCAAGTTACCACCATATGTTCCATTGGCTGTGGGACTTGCACCTGTATTAAAAGTTACGTTACCCACATTAGCACCGTTGCGAACTGCGGTAACGATGCCCGAATCTCCTGGTCCAACTGTGGATATGGTGTTGGTTGCATATGTTGCCACACGCAACACGTTGGCTACAGATGTTCCGGCTGCCACTGCTCGATTAGCGCCAGGTGTGTTGTCCACCTGTACAATATTGGCCATTCGGTAAGTTGCAATGCCAGACAATGCAATTGTTGTGGCATTTGGGAAGTTAGGCGGACTTGGTGGAACCAATTTACCTAGAATTAAATTCAATTGTGCAATTCCGTTTGTCACTGATGTACTTGTTGTTAATGTTACTGCATTACTTACTAATGTGCCAGCAGTTGGGGTTCCTAACTGTATTCCAGTAGAGCCACCATTTGAGTCATCAATAGTAACAATGCCTGTTCCGTTTGGTACCAACGACACGTTTGCATTGGCTGCGTACGACGTTATGGTATCTGCGGCCAGGCTACCAGCGGTATTGATGTTACTGCCAGTTATATTGCCCGAGACGCTGACAATTCCTGTGACATATGCACCAGTGTTGGCTATAACCAGCACATTGGCAACACCGGCTACGGTGGTTGTTACGTTGGCGTTGGCGTAAACTTTTACATTTGAATTGCCATTTTGTATTGATGTAGCGTCAATGCCAGTTAGTTGGCTACCATTACCAATGAAGTAATTAGCAGTAACATTACCTGTTAATGAAGCAGTTGCACTTTCAATATTGCCAAGAACAATGTTACCAAAGTTGTTAACAGTAACCACTTCGTTGGTAATAGAAACGTTTGTAGCACCTATTAATTTTCCGCTACTGTTTTGATAACCAATGAATCCAGAATTTTCTGCAGTGCTATAATACCAGAGTTGTTCTCCTCGATCACGCCCATCGTTTGCGGTCAATGGAGTGTTGTTTGGTCCACGGCCCAGGCCAATTATTGGATCTTCAACATTGAGGTTCTCAATGTTGATGTAGGTTACATTGCCGTCAACTAGAAGATTACCAAGTATTGTAGTATTGCCAGTAACTGTTAATTGGCCAGGTGTAATAATATTACCGCCAGTAATATTACCAGTTGCACTTACTTGTCCAGTTGTGTTTAAATTTCCAGCTACAGCGTTTCCTGATACCGACAGTGATGTCATAAACGCAGTATTTGATAATGATAGACCGTCTGCGTTGGCAGAAATTATTTGGCTGTCAATATAGATACTGTTACCTGACAGGTACAAGTCGTTCCATCTACTATCTGCATCGCCCAAGTTGTATGTTATGTTGGCAGTAGGAATTAAATTTCCTGCAATCTCACCTGTAATAACAAAATTAGCTGTGCTTGTGGTTCCACTAGTGCCAATGTTTGAGCCGGTAATATTACCTGTTGCAACAACTTGTGCGGCTGTTTGAATATTTCCAGTTGTGCTTACTGTGCCAGCAATGTTTATTCCATTAGCAGTTACAACAGCAACGTTGGATGTTCCAGCAACTGTCACTGCAACATTAGAATTGGCATAGGCTTTTACATTTGAATTACCGTTTTGTATCGATGTCGCATCAATACCAGTAAGTTGACTGCCATTACCAATGAAGTAATTGGCTGTTACATTTCCTGAAACTACTACAGCATTTGATATTTTGTCAAATGTAAACCCAGCAGTAGCATCAGCTGATCCATTGGTGTTAAAAATAACCTGTGTGTTTGCACCTGGCACTGTTAAGTTACCTGAGATGTTACCAGCAAAGTTACCAACAAAATACTGAGCAATAACATTAGCACTAGTAGTAATGTTGCCAACAATGCTTGCTGTGTTACCTATAAAATTATTGGCATTGACGTTGGCAGTGGTTGTAACATTGCCCCCGAGACTTACCAAATTGCCAGTGTAAATAGGTAAGAAATCAGCAACATTGGCATTGCCATACAATGCGGGCAAGCCTATTAACTGGCTACCATTTCCTAATATGTAATTGCCAGCAATGTTGCCAACAGCAGAAACATTGCCGCCCACAGTGAGTACATTTGCAACTTTGTTAAATCTAAGTCCCGATGTAGCATCTGCTTCACCGTTGGTGTTGAATATTACGTCGGTGTTGCCGCCTGGCACTAAAATATTAGCAAATACATTTCCGTAAACGTTACCAATAAAATTTTCTGCGTAAACATTGGCGGCTGTGGTAATGTTTCCTGTGGTAGCAATCTGATCGCCAACTATCAAATCATTAGTGATGATTGCGTTACCAATTACACTGATACTGTTGCCAAATCTTACTTCACCATTGCTACTGTTGATGCTGAATTCCAGTGTGTCAATGTTGCCGGCTAGATTACCTGCTAGACTTTTGACAACCCCTGTGAGTTGACTACCGTTACCAATAAAATAAGGAGCAGTTATGTTGCCCGTTGCACTTAGAGATGTTAATACTCCAACACTTGTGATGTTTGCCTGAGCATTTGCTGTAACAAACTGTGCCAAGCCTGCTGTGTTGGCAGTGTCAGCTGAGCTTGCTGTTATAGCATAAGCGGCATTGGCAACAATACCTATAACATTGGCTCCTGTTACACTGTTGGCTATGTTGGCATAATTAGACTGAGCAGAGTTGACCGCTGTGGTAGCGTAAGTGGCTGCATTGGCATTCAATGCATAAGTGGCATTGGCCACAGTACCTGAAACATTTGCACCTGCTACCAAGTTGGCCACATTTGCAACATTGGCTTGGTTGGTATTGTTAGAGGTATTGGCATTCAATGCATAAGTGGCATTGGCCACTGTGCCTGAAACATTTGCACCTGCTACTGAGTTGGCAACAATAGCGTAATTAGATTGGCCAGCATTGGTTGCAAAAGTTGCTGAATTGGCATTCAACGCATAGGTAGCATTGGCTACCGTGCCTACTATATTAGCACCAACAATGCTTGTTAATGCGGCACCATTGCCAATGAAGTTGTTGGCAGCAACATTGCCTGTGTATGTGGGCAAGAAGGAGGCAACATTGGCATTTGAATAATTGCCAGCTGGCAAATTGGTTAATTGGCTACCATCACCAATGAAGTAATTGGCTGTGACATTGGCTGTGGTAGCGATTGCTCCTGGAGTAACTAACCCACCTGTTGTGATCACTGTGCCTGTGACACTTAGTGTATCATCAATGTTGACAGCACCATTGCTACTGAATAAGTTATAAATGCCAGTATTGATATTAGCGGCTAGATTGCCACCAAGACTGGTAACAACACCTGTGAGTTGACTACCGTTGCCAAAGAAATAAGGTGCTGTGACATTTCCAGAAACTGCAAGTGCAGATACAACATTGCCCGACAAGCTGAGGTTAGCAGTATTGACATTACTGCCTATGATATTGCCGCCAGCTGTGATGTTTCCGCTGAATACAGGATTGTTAACAAGGCTGATTGAAACAGTGTCTGTTGCGCTGTTGCCTAGGATAACAACGTTGTTTCCAGAAACCAGTGTCAATGTATCAGTTGCACTGGCGGCAACAATGTTTACACCGTTGGCACTGATTGTACTGAAACTGTTGCTGGCTGCTACGTTTCCTCCAGAGATACCTGTTAGGAAAGCACCATTACCAAAGTAATATTGTGCGTAAACACTGTCGTATTGTTTTGTTGGAGTTCCAAGATCGTACACACGATCTATACTGGGAACCATGGTAGATTCAACCGTGATTGTGCCAATGCCATTGCCGGCTAGACGTAGATCAAGATTTGTTACATTGGTTGAAACAACATTGCTGTAGATAATGACCTGTGTGTCAACAGGACCGGCTGCCCATACATTTGCAAAGTTGTTGTTTACAGCAGTGAAGGCATTACGCAGGCTTTCACCGGTGCCATCATTGGCAACTAAGCCAGTATCGATAATCTGTTGTGTCATTCTTGATCCAGGTTCAATAGTGTATTTACCAGAACCAAGACTTGCTGCATTTTGCGTTAGATGCGGCCTACAACAACCTCTATTGTGCCGGATTCGCCGGCAAAGTCTTCTAGTGCTTTCCCAATCACAGCACCAATTTTGGGGTCTGCCTCTGCTCTGGCACGACCATTTCCTGCACTCACCATTAGGTCACCTTTGCGTATAGGCCCGTTTACCAGAGTAGGTACACGACCTTGCAAAGCAACAACTGCCACGTGCTCACCCTTTAGTGTGGCATTCATTACATAACTTGGGTTTGTACTAATCACTCCGGCAATTCTGCGATCTGAATCCCAATTACTTTGAGTGACTTCTGCTGTGCCACCAAAACTCAACACCGTCCCTGGAGCATAGTCAGTATCGGCTGTGTAGCTTTCTGCCAAGTCAGCGTATTCAGCACTGGTTGCCTTGGCAAAAACAGTGTTGAAATAACTTGATGCTGTACCAATATTACCAACTCCGTTGGCATTGTTATTGTTGATATTTCCACCACTGATATTACCAGTCGACACTGATAAACTTCCACCCGTAATTGCTCCAGTCACCGCTAACGAAGTCAATGTACCCACACTAGTAATATTGCCCTGAGCCGCTGTTGTTACTGTGCCTGCTGTGGTAGCCGAAGTGGCTGCTGTAGCCGAAGACACAGTACCTGTTACGTTGGCCCCTGGAATTGATGTTAATCCAGCACCTGACCCATTAAATTGACTACCTGTTACCTGACCTGTTACACTTATTGTGGTACCTGTGAGGTTTGTGGCATTTATGTTGCCGCCGCCAATGTTACCAGTAACAGTTAATGCAGTCAGTGTTCCAACGCTGGTAATATTTGTTTGGCTTGCTGTGGTCAATGTACCAGCAATATTGGTAACAGATAAATTTCCGCCAGTGATGTTGCCAGTTGTTGAAATGTTACCGCTGCCAACAATACCTACTGTGTTAACATTGCCCGTTGAACTTAGAGTTGAACCAGTAATTGTAGTTCCAGTAATTGTGCCAGCGGCACTCAACAGTCCAGAAGTACGTAAATTACCAGCATCAACATTGCCAGTGACACTTACTGTAGCGCCTGTGTGTGTTGTGGCATTAACATTTGCGCCACCTAAAATATTACCACTAGTGATATTGCCAGATGTTGAAATTGTGTTGCTACCAAATGCTCCTAGTAATGAAGTTACATTGGCATCACTATAAGAGGCTGGTAGTCCAGTGAGAAATGCGCCATTGCCTAGAACATAATTTCCAGAAATGTTTGCAGGTGTTGTAATATTGCCTGATACTGAATTTACACCAGTGATAAAAACACCAGTTGTTGCAATTACTTGTACATTTGGAATTCCTTGCACTGTTGCAAAAATATTTGCACCAAGGCCGCCAACATTCTGCACAACCATTGATGACGTTCCAACTGAAATTGACGTTGCACTAACGTTACTGGCCGCTGTTACATTTGATAGGTAGCCGCCGTCGCCAACAAAAAATCCTGAAGTTTTGATGTTACCAACAGCGGTTACCAATCCGCTGGTGACAATGTTGCCGCCGGTGACATCACCAGTGGCTGTTATTGTACCATTTGCTACTAGATTTGATCCTGCTACATTCCCAGTTGCACTTACTGCACCAGTTGCAGTTATATTAATACTGGTAACATTGTTACCTGCCTGAATATTGTTGCCAATTATGTTACCTGCAACACTTACTACTCCAACTGTTCTTAAATTGCCGCCATCAACATTACCAGCAACAGATATATTTCCTCCAGTGTAATTTCCTGATCCAACCAAATTAATATTGCCGGCACTGATATTACCTGTGGTAGAGATATTTCCTGTTCCAACAATACCAACAGTAACAACATTACCAGCAGTTGTGATATTACCACCCACCACATTGCCAGTAGCAGATACAAAAGCACCTGTGACATTTCCCGAAGTGCTTACTCCAGAATTAATCACGGTTCCAGATGTAACAACATTACTAGCCAATACATTACCCGTGGCACTGACATTTCCAGCTGTTAAAATATTTCCGCCGATGACATTACCAGTTGCTGTTACTTGTCCAGCTGTGCGCAAGTTGCCACCAGTTACGTTGGCAGTTGCAACAATGTTGCCGGTTGAACTGACTACACCAGCTGTGTTGATATTGCCCCCAACAACATTACCGGTTGAACTGACTACACCACCAGTGTTAATGTTTCCACCAATAACGTTGCCAGTTGCGGATTGCAATCCTGTTACGTAAGATCCAGTGGGGGCAAACACTGCTACATTTGATACACCGTAAACTCCAATGGTGACATTGCCGCCTGCGATTGATGTATCAACGTTGGAATTACCCGTGAAAATTTTGGTAACACTAACGTTACCAATACTGGTAGAACCGGTTACTGTTAGGTTACCATCAACTACCATGTCAACCGAGGTATTTGCCAGGGCACTGCCGATAGTTACAGTGTTTGCACCAAGAGTTTGAATTGTGTAATCGCCGCTGACACGCTTGTAGGTAGCCATTTAGAGTTCCTTTGTGTTATTTATACGGTTTAAGAACTCTGACATGGTCATGATTTTTAGATTTGCAACGCGATCTAAATCGCCCACTGCGGCAGTTGTATGGCCCATGATTCTCACAAACAATATGCCTGGATTGTCACGCATTATTGTTTTTATCTGTGTGATCCAATTTCCAGTAAATGTTGGTACTGCTGAACTTTTTTTGTAAAATTCTGTATTGGCGTACACATTGTTGAAATGATTGTTTGCTGGACCCATATCAAACCCTATTAGGTATATTACTCTAGCACCATCTATTGCGGCAATACTGGCAGCAATTGGTCCTGAACTGTATCCAAAATATTTTTGTGGAACTGGTAGAGCACCTGATCCGGGCACAGGACGGCGAGTGTAAAAACGATTGTTTTTTGCATATCCTGAATCTTGTATGCGCTCACTAATGGGCTTGTCTGTGCTGATTAGTGCTGTGGGAGTAAAGTCCCTGTACAAAGCATTACACCCGTAGATTGGCCCAAAATGTTTTAAATTGTTTAGATCTACATCTTGTCGGCTAACACCATTGCCCAGCACAAATGCTCTGCTCATAAAAAATCCCCCAGTAATTATCTGAGGGGATAAGAGGATAGAACAAAATTAAGACGTAAATTTTTCTACAATAGCCAGATCCAGAATATTTTGTTGTCCTGAAACGTTAGCAGAGCCGCTGGTACCTGACTTGATTTCTGTGCCTTCGTCTGTGAAGAAATTGACCAGATATCGGTTTGGAGGTGTTGCATAGTCTAGTGCAAACTTGTTGGTCAAGCGTGAAATTAACTGAGCAGTAGAATCACCTGTGCTGAAAGTGATGTTCATGTTGCCTGCTGTGAGTGCAGTATCAGCTTGGTTGGCCAAAATACAAGTACCTACGTTTTGCACAGTACCTGTGCCTGCACCTGCTGCGGTTGCAGTGAATACATCACCAACGGCTGCATTTGAATCGCTGGCGCCGCAAGCTGCCCAATCAGTTGTGCCCACACTCAGAATACGATATGCTTGACCCACTACCATGTCTTCATCATTGACCGCAGTTACTGTGGCCACTTGGTATTTGATTGTACCTTTTTGTGTAATAATATATGCATCATCTTCGGCACCAGCGCCGGTGATAAAAGCACGTGCCTTGACTACCGGATATGTTGATGTGGCAACACTGGCATTAGCGCCACCAACAACTCCAATAAATTCTGTGCCTGACAAAGTATCTGGATACACTGGATTTGTCAAACTGACAATGGCATTGAAACCAATGTCAGTGGTTGTGGTTTTTTTGATTTTAAGAGGACGTCCCATTTGTTTTCTCCTTATAGAAGCCCGATGCGGGTTCTAGCCGCTACGCTGTGGGTATTAATCTCAGCATAAAACACCTAATTGTGTTGACAAGTATTTATGGCCAGTGTAAAATTAAAACCAACACAGTTTATGCTGTAAATACTGTATGGACCCACAATATCTCATTGAACAAGGCAATCAACATCGTGCTGACAATCAACCAGAAGCTGCTTTACAATGTTACGCACTGGCTTTTAGTCAAGATCGTCGACTAGCATCTGCATTCAACAACTACGGTAATGTACTTCGAGAAGTAGGCGAACCAGAGGCTGCTATTCCGTTTTTACGTCGTGCCATTCAACTGGATCCTAATAATGTAACTTCAAAATTTAATTTGGCTGTGGCGCAGTTACTCAGCGGAAACTGTGCTGAAGGATGGCCTGGATACGAAGTTCGATGGGATTACGAACATCTAGCTGGTACATTACCTAAATTTCCACAACCACGTTGGACCGGGCAGGATCTCAAGGGCAAGACTATTCTTGTGATGGGCGAGCAAGGACACGGAGATAACATTCAGTTTGTGAGATTTCTGTACAACCTACATGTGTTGGGAGCAGAAATTATTCTGCAGGTAACAGATGGTCTTGTGCCAATGTTGACATCAAGTGCAATTATTAAACGTGTGTCGGGTTACGACTTTTCAGTCTCTGACTTTGACTACTGGATTCCTATCATGAGTATTCCTGGTGTGCTAGGAGTAACATTGGCCAATTTGCCTAAGCCTGTTAACTATCTCAATGCTGACCAACAACTGCAACAGCAATGGCAACAGAAACTTGGGCCCAAGAAGCGTATGCGTGTAGGATTTGCCTGGAGCGGCCGTAGAGATGCCTGGCTCAACACTCACAAAGGTATGCCGTTTGCGGATATGCTGGCCATGATCCGATCAAATCCCACCTATGAGTGGATCAATTTGCAGATTGATGCAACACCTGAAGAAGTGGCAGAACTAGAGGCAGCTGGTGTAACAATGTATCCAGGTAGTATTAATAGTTTTGCAGACACAGCCGCATTGCTTGTGCATTTAGATGTGGTACTAAGTGTGGATACTGCTATTGCTCACTTGGCGGGTGCGTTGGGAAGACCCACTTGGATCATGCTCAACTGGTTTGCAGTAGACTGGCGTTGGTTGTTGAATCGCGATGACTCACCTTGGTATTCAACTGCTAGACTATTCCGTCAACCTGCCATGGGCGATTGGACCAGTGTTACCAAGAAAGTGTCACAGTACCTGAGTTGGTTTAAAGTTTAACAAACTTACGATCATTAAAAAACCCGCCGAAGCGGGTTTTTGTTTGGTTGCAATCTCTGATTAGGAGAAAGACAAGTTGGAAACAGCAATCTCTCCGACATAGTCACCAGCATTACCGAAAGATGATGCAGTGTTAGTCAGTTCGATGTAACCATAACGTGTCATGAATGACACGACTGGTTCGAATGTTGATGGATCCAGAACAACACCACTACTCATCAATGGAATGTATGGGCAGTAGAATGCAGGAGCGTCAGCTTCTGAAGAACCTTTGTATCCAACCAACACAGGTGTTGTGTCAGATGCATAAGAGTCAACAAACACACGCATAGCGCCGTTCAATGTACCAACAAACTTGGTGTTTGTAGGAGCTTCAAAAGTACCTTCTGTAGTACGTGCAAAGGCAGAAGTAGTTGCAGACTGCAACACTGTCAATGCGGCACTAGATACAACAGCGTAGTTACCAGCGCCACGACGTGTACGTTGGGCGATCAAGTTAGCAACACGGTTGATCAAAACAGCCAATGCGGCATGCTCGTCACCAACGAATGTAGCTGTACCTGAAACGGTAGCTTGGTTGTATGTGAACTCAGTAGCAGCCAAAGAACGTAGACTCAAGAGAATCTCTTGGTCAATCTCAGCTGTAATCTCTTGAGCCAAAGCAGCCATGATTTCTGCTTCAACATCAATACCATGCATGGCTTGTGCGTCTTGTGCAGATTCAAATGTCCAACGAGCTTGCAATTTGCGAGTCTTGGCTTCAACAGCTTGCTTCAAGATTTGGACGGAAATTTGCTTACCGCCGTTACCTTCCATCACTGCTGTGTTAGCACCAGTGTAGCTTGTGGCTGTGGCAGTATCTTTTGGTACTGTAGAATATGCAGTAGCAATAGTGAATGGGCTCAATGCTTCTTGGCCAGCTGTAACGCTAGTTGCGGCAAGAGAAGAATCAGTCAAGCTCTGTGCATAACGTACACGCAGAGTATGGATCTGACCAACTGGACCAGTCATTGGCTGAACACCAACCAACTCGTTAGCAATAACGGTTGGCATAACACGTCGAATCACGGGAAGAATCACGCGGTTCAATGTGGCAATGTTGCCGGAACTTGTAGAACCTGCAGATGCATTTTCTTTCAAGTACTTGCGTGTGTTCTCAAGGATCACACTCATGGAATTGCGACGGGTACCGTTCAAACCTTCGAGCAATGCTTCTTTGGTTTCGCCCCAGCGACTTTCTAACAATGGTTCTGACATTTAAGTCTCCTAAAAATTTAAATTACAGTCCAGCCAGACGCTTGAGGTCAATCACATTGCTGCGATCTTCTTGATCAACGTTTTGGGTAGGAACAGTCTTATCACCGGTAACTGAGGAAACATTTTCTGTGATCACTTTAGAAGCTTTCACAGAGCGGTCTTCCAACACTGCTGGTAGATACTTTTCGAATGCGTTTTTCAAACGTGAAGTTTGTACGCTTTCGAGCAAATTACGCATGACATCGCGCTTTTCCTTGTTCAAGGGAGAAAGCAACATTTCCATCGTGCTGTCACGCTCGTTGGATTCTTTGATCATACGCAGTTCGCGTTCTTTACTCTCCACAACGACTTTCGCCTTTTGTGTGAGTTTGATGGCTTCCGCCAATTGCTGGTCCTTGCGGGACAATGCAGAGTATAACTTGCGGACTTCGGCTTTCTCATTCAAGTGAGTAGCACCAAATTCGCTTGCATACGCTTCAAAGATACGACGACCAAAATTGTTCTCGCGAGCAACTTTAATGTCTTCTTGCAATTGTGTAAGTTCAGCCTTCAAGTGACGGCTAACAGCTTGACTCATTTTGTCAGCACTTTCTTTTACGAAACGTGCTTTCAATCCTTCGAGTTTAGAGCGGGCTTCACGAACGAGGCGGACTTTTGTTTCCACTACGTCACGTTTGTCTGCGGCAAACTCCTGGATCTCACGAGCCAATGCATGCACCATGAAGTTTTCTAGCTTGGCTAGACCTTCAGTGTGCATTTTACGATCTTTACGCAATTCGCCAATTTCTTCTGCAAGTTTACTAACCAAGAAGCCGTTAAACTTCGTTGCTGATTCGTTCATCTTGCGTTGGAAACGGACGCGATCTTCAGCCAATGCTTGCTTTTCAGCAGCCACGGCTTGAATCTCTGCGGCGAGACCTTCTGTTACCATTTTGTCAAGGGCTTCCACCATTACTGACTTGTCGTGCTCGTAGCGTTGTGCAAACTCTTCTCTGAGTTCTACACGAGCCTGTTCACGAGCTTCATTTAGCTTGGTTTCCCAAGCTTCATTAATCTCCATGCGAGTTTCCTCGGTGATCAGGTCACTATCTAGCAATGGTTTGATAGCATCTAACATGCCTGGTTCTCCTTATATTTTGAGATCCCGGATGAGTTTTTTAACTTCATCCTTGAGGTATCTCTGCACTTTGTTGTTATGCCCAGATTCACGAGCCACTTCAAGCAATCTATGTCCGTACTTCATGTTCATGAGTCCTTCGTAAATTGCTTTAGGATAAGCATTCGGAGCACTGGGTTGTGCAACCACATCTATAGTGACAATTTCAAAGTCACTTACATGTCCTGTTCTGTCATCAACGTTGCCGCTTCCACGGCTTGATACACCTAGTCTAACACCAGATTGTAGCAACGTCTTGATCAATTCTCCCATTGGAGTTGGCAAAATTTTAAGTTTGCCACATCCTGCGTCTCCATCCATCCACATGCCTTCAACGCTGTGGCACACACGATCCAAGTTAATCTTCAAATCATCTGGGTGATCCACTTCACCTAAAACGGAGTTACCTTCTTTAATCTGTTGATTAATAGTATTAACTGCCTTAGATATCTCGTGTAAAGGATAGACACGTTCATTTGCATTGCGCTTGTTGCCTTCAATACAAATGCCTTTAAGATAGAGATTCTTACCTCCGCTGATATCAGCTTCCTCCAACACCTGGATGTTGGCCTGATTAAAGGTAAGTTGTTCTCTTAGCGTCTTCATTGCAAATTAGCTTCTTGCTACTGGACTCTTGGTGTTAACACCCGATGCTTGGCCTAGGTTTGGCTTAGTAGCAGGCTTTTGGCCTTTCATGCTAGCACCAGCTTTGTTTTGGAAGTCACCAATGAGATCTTTTGTGTTGTTGCTGTAAGCAGAGGTGTCATGTTTGCCACCCATTTCACCACCAGCATGTACAGGCTTAACTGTGCTGCCGATAGGACCCTTAGCACCTGCATTGGCTGCAACTGGGCTCTTGGAATAAGCACCTTGCTCACCAGTTACTGGCTTTGGGGCTGCTTTTAAGCTCACGGCTTCCATCATGCCC